GACGTTACCATTAGCTAATACCGATATGTTAGTAGATGCTGCTGTGTCCGCTCTTCCAAACGAGGCTATCGTCCCTTCTGCTACCACATAAGCAGTAGTATCATTATCAGATACAGCTAGTTTGGCTCTATTGGTTCTAGATTTTATTTTGAGACCAATTTCTGCGCCGCCTTCTGAATTGAAAATGGCAGTTTTTGTTTCCCCTGATGCACTGTTTCCAAGCTGTAATCCTACTGATGGAGCAGTTGCCCCTATACCGACTTTACCATCTTGTAATACAGTGATAGCTTCAGTGCTATTATTCACTCTGAATTTTAAGTGTCCTGTTGCTGACCTATTCACAAGGAAGAAGTCATCATTAGACATCGCTACGTCTGTATTATAACTAGCATCTGTAGAGTCTGATAATCTAAGATTTGCTTGAGTAGCATGAGTTATCTGTAGACCACCTCCTGATGTAAAGCTCGGGCTAGTTGCCGATCCAATACTAATATCATTAGTTGTAGTATTACCACGATCAGTAACATCTTGTAAATCATCAGTTCCTGCTGTAGATCCAGTTACTACAGGGTTCCCATTAACATAAAGACCGCTTGTTGTTTGAACATAGACTCCGTCCTCGAAATTTAAAGTCGCGGTATTTGCCCCAGTAGATAATGTTGGTGTGGTATTAGAATCACTAAATACAAAAGCTCCATGATGTCCCGCTTGAACTTTAGAATAAGCGCCAGCAGCTACACTTTTATTAGCAAGAGCTTGATTATTCGTGCCGCCAAAAACCACAGAAGAGTCACCAGAAGCGATATTACTGGAGCCTCCACCAATTACGGAGCTACTAGAATAAATGGTATTCGAAGCTCCTGCTCCAATAAACGAATATTGGCAGTCAAATATTCTATTGTCCGTTCCTCCGACTAAAGAGTTAGAAAAGTCATCGTTTGCATTAGTTCCTGAAATTTGATTAAGACTACCTCCTCCGATAAAATGACTCTGCCCTGTAATAATAGAGTTAGTAGTTCCACCTAGTATAACAGAATAATCAGCCCCACTTATATCATTATTTCTACCACCAAGTGAAGATGAAAAGTCAGAGTTGGTTACATCAATTCCAGATCCACCACCAATAAAGTTGAAATCTCCTCCAGAAATATTTCCTAATGCTCCTCCAGCGATAGTATCAAAATCGCCACTAATGTGATGACCTGATCCTCCCGCGATCATTGATCCTGTTGATGATATAGTCCCGCCAATTGAGGCTAATGCTGATTTTTGTTCAGAGTTAACTGCGTAACCTTCTGAATTAGCTATTTCTACACTAGTATTGTTGCCCTGAATCAACATTTGCGACGAACTAACCGCACTCGTACCTATTCCTAAATGACCACCTTGTGTTGCATTTCCTTCTACACCACCCTGAATAGAAATGTCTGATACGATAATTTGTTGATCAATACTTTGATTGTAGACATTTAAATCTGGGCCTTCTATATTAGGCTCAAGAGTATATGGCCCTATAGTTAAAATCTCTGGCTCAAAACCTACAGCACTATCTGCAATCAATTTAAAGAAAAGCCCAGTGCCTTCTATAATACCATCATTGGCAGTAAGTATTATTTTTTGACCTTCTTGTAATGAATTTAATGGATAATTACCTACAAAACTCCCTCTGTTTGTGTCGAAATCGCCAGATGTCCCATTCCATATAGCTACATCTCCTAAGTTAGTAAAATTAGGACTTTCGTTGAAGTTTAGTGTTAACTCTATAAATCCAGTAGATCCAGAAGCGTTAATTGGTTGATCATTAAAATATTTTATCGCATCTGCTCTATCAGCTGCAGATGTTATAGTGCCAGTGTTCGGGGGTAAATGGTTACTAAGGTTTTGGTTTAGAGATGTCTCTCCAGAGGCTTGGACTATCACCCCATCGAATGTAGCTGTATTAGCGTAGAGATAGAACTCTCCAGTCGTAATTCCACCGTCTTGGTTTACAACCTCATTTCTTATTCCAAAGTTTCTGTTATAAGAGCCAAAAACATCTATATTTTGGGAACGAGAGAAATTAAAGGTTGAGTCCCCATTGGTTCTGTAGTTTGGAAACACTACATTTGAATCAGTATCTAAAATACTAATTATTTGTTTACTAACAAAAGGGTCAGCAGCTATTTGAGCTGCTGATGTTAGTAGTTCACCATTTCTATTTAGAATATTAAATTGAAGAGATATGTCTGCCCCATTTGTGTATACTCCACTACCTGTAATTATTTTTGTAGGATCGTCTAGATCCGCATTGTAATTGCTTTCAAATTCGTTAATATTTCGGGTGGTAAAATTGCCCTCATAGTAACCGCTTGTACTAATTTCACTGCTGCTGGTTCCTATACCAATTTTTTTAGGTGCTGAATTAGTACCTCCGATATAAGTGGCATAGAAAGCTGCTCCGTATTCTTGACCTTTTTTAGTCGAATAAACTGAACTGTTACCTACACCAACATAGGGTCCATCTTCTGATCTTAAATCTCCGATAGGGGTAGAGCCGCCAATAACAGTAGCTGCGCCAGTATAAAGATCCGAGTAAGTGGCTCCTATGGATAAAGGTAAAGAGCTGGAGCCTTCTAGAATTGCGCTCACAAAACGCACATCTGTCCATCCAGAAGTAGTTGCGTCAGAACGTAAATAACCTCCTACTCCTGTAGCTCCAGTAGCGAAATCCCTTGCTTCTTTTGCGTATGCAAAAGCTGCTCCAGTCTTAGGTATTTTTAATACTGAATATCCCGTGTAATTCATTATAGAATGGTTATTTTATTTAAAAATGATTTAGTATAAGTGAGAGCGTCTTCGTAAATAATAAATATTCCAGTATCTACATATGGAGAATCATAGTATGCGTTTCCACCGCAACTTCTCCCCATATTCCCAAGAGCATTTACACCTAGATTGAACACGCCCACTTGATTTAGTCCAGAAATACTAATGCCTGTATCTGTGGTACTACTATTAAATACTTGACCGTTTGGTAGAGTGAGTCTTACCCCATAACCAGTACTATTATTTACAGCGCTCCAATTTCCTGTTATATTGAAGGTTTGATCTGTTGCATTAGGTATCCCAGTAGTGACATCTCCTGCAAAGGCGGGAGCGCTTAAAGTCTCATAGGTCACCCCGTTAATTGTTTGAGCTACTTGGTAACTAAATGTATTAGCTTCGTTCTCTATGCTTATATTTTTGTCGATGAGATCAAATTTACCAGTATCGTATTTTGTTGCAGTGACAAGATATTCATTAGGATTTTCTTCTTTCATCGAAATCACTTTGTAAAAGAAGGGACTAGCATCTTTAATTTGAAATCTCGCTGCACTACCTAAGTGGATAGATTTTAAAAGCTCTGGGTTATCAAAGCCTGAAAGGGAACATCCATAATCTAGATTAGTTACAATCCCAGTTACGTTAATATCAATTATTTGTTCAGGTGCTAGACCAGATAACTCTGAATTAGTTATACCTCTGGTATAACCTCTAAAACTATCTGAATCAAAGCCTGAGAATGATATAGAGAATGCATTCCTTTTATCTGAGGTGTTCATATTTAAAGCGCATATCTTACCAGTATTAAATTCTGTAAGTGTTTGCGCCCCTGTCTCTTTAGAAATAAAATCTCCAGAATACAAAGATTTGGCATTTCCAGACCCAAAAACCCACCCTGTCACACCTGTTTCAAAATATAAGTATGTGCCAGATAGCCCTGTATAAAAAGCATACTCAGAATATCTAGTATCTGCTGAGCTAAATCCAGTTGATTGATTATAACCATCTGTGTAGTTTGAGAAGCTGTATTGGCCAGTAAATGGGGAAAAACTTGCACTCAAAGAACTGTTTCCAGTAATAGTAAAACCATTATATCGTTGCCTATTTTGATTTGCCGCTATATTTAACTCATCAATGTCGTCACTACCAGTAGGGTTATAAACAGTTAAAACTCCCGTCGTCATTAAAGAAGAAGATGTATTACTAAGTCTAATCGTTTCATCTTCTAGGTTAACATCTAGAATTTTGCCGAAATTAGTTATATTAGTCTTCAGTTCATCTTCTACTATAACTAGATCTCCAGGTTTGCATAAGAGGGTCTCTAAGCCAGCGGTAAAAGCTATTTGTTGATTTTCTTTTATTTTAGAAAAGATTTGGTGTTGAGCTGCCCTACGAGCCATAGCTCTAGAAGTTATTCCGACCCCCTCAATACGTTTTTTAAAAATCCCTCTCTCTTTAATATCCTCTTCGTCTTCTACGACTTCTATTTTAGGGGTGTAATTATCGAATCTATCCCTATAGCCTATTTCTATAGTATTAAACTGTTCGTCTCTCCTGTTGTTTGAGTAAAAAAACAAACCATCTTTTACACTTTCATTAGTAAAAAGATTAACTGCTGATCTAGGTCTATCATCAACAAAATTAATTTCAGAATTACTAAAGAAAGTTCGGCCTCTAAAGAGAGATGCTATAGTATTTATAGCGTCAAATATTTTTTGTCCTTGATCGAATACTACGTTGCAAGAAAAGCGAGGCTCTATCCCCCCTCTCCCGTCAGTTACCCCTAAGAAGTTTCCTTCATTATCTACATTATCGCAGAATTTACCTATTTTATAAAGTTGCCATTTATTTATGTTGTCTGCGCTGATGTGAGAACCCATCCCATATCTAACATTTGTCAGTAGATCGTAAAGTATCCACGCTGGGTTATCTGTCCATTGTAGAGTTTGGTGAAAAGAGCCATCCCAATCTCCTTTGTAAATCGATTTATCTACTTGGCTAGCATTTTCAAATTCAGCTGTGGTATTATAATACCTTTTATCTATACCTTTGTTAGTAGGAAAATAATTACTAGGTATTTTTACCTTTTTAAGTTTACAATCGAAACTTCTTTTGGGTATACTACCAAAAGATCTAGAGTCTAATTTTGTCCCTACTATAGCAGAAAATGGATAAGGTAGATCTGCATTTATTATTTCTGTGACTTTGCTTACTGCTACTACTTTAGACAGTAAAACAGAATTAGTTTCATAAGATAGTTTTTGAATTTTTACGTATCTTTTTCTGTCTTGATTTTTATCAATAACTCCAGCTTCTATACTCCGTTCTCCATCTGCGTTAAGAGATGAGTTTTCTCGGATATTATTATCAGGGAGTTGGAAGGGTCGGGAAAGATAATTCAAATCATCATCTGAGTTATTGAGTTCTACAACGAAATCTCTACCAGTAGATTTGTAATCTGGATTCCCGATATCTATTAAAGTGCTTCCATCTATTAATGCTACTATTCTATAGTCATAAGTTCTGAACTCTACTTCATTTCCATTTTCATCAAAAAAACCAGTGGTAACACTTATATTTAAAACTGTAGGGAAAGTTGTCCCTGTTTTTAAATTTTCATTATCTGGTAGGGGGCTGTTTCTAACGTTATTTACATCTCTAACAAGAGTGTCTTTTAGAGAGGATATATCTAAAGTGATAAAAACTTCTTCTACATTAGGATTGTAAATTGTATGAATTACTGGAATAGCTTTTTCATCAAAACTCTGGAAAGAGCTATTCCCCCAAGTTGAATAATTTCGATCTTTGTTTCCCGAATCTATTCTTATATCATCACTTCCTTCAGTGGTAGGTAGTCCATCTTCACCTAACTCAAGGTTAAAATTATTAGCATCTTTCTCTAAAACGTTAATCCTAGTTAACATGTTAGTGTTAGCAGAGATTCGTTGAGGAGCGTTTGTTTGTTCATTATTGTTTATCGCGCTACCTTTTGCTTTAGCCGTCCCAAAAGGTCCAAATAATTCTCTACTGTAAGGGTGATCGATGAAAATCTTTTTAAAGTTATCAAAAGGTGTTTGACTTTCTTCACCTTTACGAATTTCAGCTAATACATTACTGTAATTAAATTTTAATTGGTTGCTGTGAATAGAATTAATTGTTGGGTCTAAAGACAAAGTTGTCGAATTAGATCCATCTTGAATTGTCTTTGAGTATCTAAATGAACTTATGTCTTTTAAAAGTTCTATAACATAGTCTGGTATTTGAAACGTGTGGTTCTTACCATAAAATAAAGGGTCTAATGATTGATTATTTCTAGCCCTTCTAATATAATTATCACTAGTTTCTATATTAATCGGGAATTCAAAAATTAAGAACCCATGCATCTTCCCAGTCAAAAGCCCATCTGTAGAAATTTCTGGGCAAGTAACATCCGTTACTCTCACATCTGAATTTTGAAGATAAGCTATGAGGTTAGACTTATATTTAGTACCATATGGCAGAGTTCTCATTTTAATCAAGGAATCGCCATCTAAGATATTTTTAGTTTGTAAATTAGAATAATCTGTATCTCCTATCTTGCATATAACCACACCTCCAGCAGAACTATCTAAGTAATTAGGGAGTAAACTATTTACCGCTCCCTCTTCCCATCCTATTGTCGATAAAGCTCTATACGCTAATTCTTTCTGCAATTGATTTCCTTCACTTGTGCTATTATTATTATACAAGTTTAAAATTTCATCAAGATCAGATAATGTCGAGTCAGTGAGGACTTGAGTATTACCAGCAAATATTTGAGAGTCTTTATGTAGTGAAGTTTTCAATCTCCCGATTACGCCCACCTGACCATCGATTGATATAAAATCGATACTAGGGTTTAAAGCGAATAAAAATTTCGACGAGTCCAATGCGGCATTATCTGCCCATATTAAGTTCTGTGTTTGTACAGTCCCTTTTGCTTGAGCATCATTCCTATAAGCTGCGTTATTATCAGAAGCAGATAATATATTATCACCAAAATGCAGATGGAATGTGTGATCTGGTCCTGCGTCTCTATACTTAATAAATTGCCTTATAGAAAGAGCGTAGTCAGTTATTTTCTTAGGTAGAACGGCGGGTTCTGTTGCGTTTTTTGCCTCTATAGGTGAGAATTGATCTGTATGCGTCCTTAAAAATACCATGTTAGCATTATTCGATGAGTCAACCTCAAATATATCTACAGGCTTCGTGGGTGTAGATTTTAAAGATGTAATCTTACCAGCAGCACTCCTTTGAGTTACTTTTTCTAATTCTAGAAAAAATTTACTAACATAATCAACTGATGTAGCAGAATTTAACTCTATGTTTAGAGAATCAAACGTTTCTTGTTCTAATGGTGTGAGACTGTTTTTCTTTTGAGCTAATTGATTAGTAATGGCTACAGCTGTATTATCTAAGTAAATACCCTGTAGAATATCCAAGCCGTCTACTACTTCTCCATTCGAATTAACAATCCCCTCAATAGGACCATCGCTTATTAAATCTAAAGTCTCTGCGTAACTATGAGATGCTCCATATTGGAGTTCGCCCATGATAGGAGGTTTGTAAATAGGAGGTTTAGGTTTACTACCTTTACTCCCTGCTCCCGCTATGCTTAACTTTTTTAGGAGGTGTTTCATGATGTTCTATTACCTACAAAATTTGGATTACCTTTATCGGCTCCTAAAGCCTTTGAAGGTTCTTGATGTTGTGGGAACGATTTGATTGTGGCTTGCACTACTTGTGATCCGACTTGCAATCTGCCATAACCTATGGGGACTGGAGAACCTTGGCTGGCTACATTTACTGGATTACTAAAAATAAGGGAGCTTTTCGACCCATCAACTTCTATCTCTAGAGCTTCGTTTTCAGGTTTTGGTGATAGCGCATAACTAATTGCTGCGAAAAGAACTGCTTTCACTAGAGTAGCTGCCAAAGTTTTCTTAGCTAAGAATGTTCCGATTGCTTTTAGACCCATTGCAATTGCCGTTCCACTACCTGAGATAGCGGGAACTAAATCTATCGTAGCTGCATTCGATATGTTATCCATATCTGGGCCATTAGTGATTCGTTCTTTATTTATTATAAGGTCATAACAAAGCCCTTCTCTCTGCAATTCTACTAATCTCTGCAGAAAACCCTCTCTATTACAGTCTATAGCTTCTAAGACATCTCTTGGATTAGGAAGGCTTAATTTAAATGAGTTACCAAACTCTCTAGCTAGAATTCCATGTATATTTACTATCGTCATTTTACAGCCTTTACCCTTTCCAATATATTTACATCTGATTCTATGGTTTTGGGCGTATAAATATTTATTTTTTTTGTGTTAAGACTGTATATTAAGAATGGCTGGCAACAATTATCTG